GGCTGAACGGGGTTGTCTGGCGCGACGACGTGCAGGTCACCGACACGATCCTGCGCAAGCGCTACGGGGCAACGCCGGGCGTGCGGGTGAGCGTGCGGCCGGCGGTGACGGCGGCCGGTGCGCTCGAGCAGCTGGAGCTCGCCGCATGACCGCCTGCCCGAGTTGCGCAATCGCACAGACCGAACCGCGCACCGGTGCCTTCCACTCCGGCTGCAGCGAATGCTCTGCCCGCGCGCTCGCCGGCGGCCCGCCGTTCTGGGCCGCGTCGCGGGAAAAGGCGATCGCCGCGGGGGCGACCGACTCGCGCTTGAAAACATCTTCGGTGCCCACTGGCAGACCGCGCATGAGCGCGTCAAGCACTGGGCCCAGCGCATCGCGGAGGCGAGAGTCACGGCATGAGTACGGAGGAGGATCAAAAACGCATGTTCAAGGGCGCGCTGCTCAGCGTCGAAGACCTCCCGCACGCCCGCTACGACTTCCGGCGGACGGACCCGTGGCTCGACGAGGAGTACCTCATCGTAGACGGCATCCGATGCGTTTACAGCCACGATGCGACTGGGCTCATGGTGGTTCACATGCTGGGTGGCGTGAAGTGGTCTCTGAACGAGTTGCGCGCACACGGGTGTGTCGTCGTCATGCCGCGCAAGGTGCGCATGCAGAAGTTGATCGTTTCATGATGCTGACGCTGAAGCCGAGGGGTCGCGGAAACTGGTCGACGGTCACGCTCATTGTCAGCGGCGCCAGAGCCGCGCCGTTGCTCATCAGAGTCGGCCAGATCCTGACGCTTGGCGACGTTCAATTTCGCATCTGCAAGGTGAGTCCATGATGACTTTCGACGAAGACCGGCCGACCATCGGAGAGCGCTACACCTGCGCCACCGGCAGCTCGGACCTGCATCTGCACAACGAGCGGCGCGGCCACGTCGACGTAATCATCGCCGCGGGCCTGGTGCGTGAAGGACTTGGCACAGACCTGTACCGGCTCATGTCCGAGTTCGACGCGTTGCGCGCGCCGATCGATGCGGCCAAACGCTGGGTTGCCTCGCAGGTCGCGATGGTTGCGACGCTGCGCGCAGCGGCCAGTCTGGAGGATTCGCGCAGCGACGCCGGCGGGAATCCGTGCGGTGACGTCGCCATGGTGCGTGCACTGACCGCGCGGGCCGATCGGTTGCAGGCCGCCGCCGTCGCGTCGCTGCGCGTGGAGTTCGCGCTCGTGCTCTCCGGCATGGTGACGCTGCCGCACACGCGCGATCATCTTGGCGCCTTCGCCCTCGAGCAGGCGCGCATCAAGCGCATCGATCGTTCTCCAAGAGACCTGATGCACATCACCGGCCGCTGCCTCGACGCGTTCCTCGACCCGCTGTGCCACGTCTGCGACGGGCGCGGCTTCATAGGCGGTGGCCGGCACGAGCACACCGGCGTGCAGGTCATCTGCAGGCCGTGCAAGGGCAGTGGGCATCGACGCGACTCGATCGGCAAGGACGACGTCGAAAGGCTATTCGCCGGCCATCTGCTGATGCGCATGGACGCGATGCTGCACGAGGTACAGCGCGGGATTGCCCGTGGCCTGCGCCTGGTGAGCGAGGCAAAGTGCTTGCTGGCGAGCGCGGCCACAGCTAGGTAACGTCGGCGTTAAGCCGCCGGCCGCAGGACGGTCGGCTTGAACAACCAGTTCGGCCTCACTGCGGCCGAAGCGAAAGGACAGACGATGAACGCAATGCAAATGATGGATGCACGCGACGAGGCGCACCGCGCAACGCTGGAGCGCATTGGGCAGGAGATCGGCTACGGCCGCGCGCAGCAGATGCTGGGCGAGATGTGGGACGCGATGCTTGACCGCGAATACCCGTCGCCCGCTGGCACGCCCCGGTCTGGGCGCGGGCGCATGGGCGTGGGCGCGAATGTGCCGGTGGGCGAGGTCGTGATCGGCCCGAGCCCGATTGACGGCAGCGAGGGGTTCACGATGGTGCGCTGGGCCAAGGAACGCGGCTGCCCGCCTGTGGGCACCCGGCTGTACGCCGAGAAGCTGCACCCCGCGAACCCGTGAGGCTGAACGTGAATTCGACCGCAGACTCTGCGGTGTAACACCAGGGCGCCATATCCTCCTCCGAGGCGCCACCCACATGCGCAGCAGTGACGCACCGCACCCGGGCGCGGGGTGCCTTGCCAACCCCGGCACACTGTAGGTACACTCGCGCCCAACACGCGGCCCGGACAGAGATACGTACCCAGCGGTAGATGGGCCCCAAAGTCGGGCTGCCGCATCCGACAACGACCCGAGCCCGCGCCAACCCCGCGGGCTCGTCCATTTCCGGGCCGAGATCGACAGCCGGGAGATCCGACCAGACGCGCCCCCACCTCAAAGGGCGCTCGGCATGCAATGCCGTACCCACTGGCACCGCCTCCCGCCCCCCGCATGGTGCGGGGTTGTCTCGGCCCACCTCACCCCACATCGAGGGCACGCCCAATGCCTGATCCACGCGATCGGTCGCTATCCGATGTGATCCGCGGCTGGCTGTTCGCGCCAGTCATGTCCACCCTCCACCACCTCGAGCAGGTACTCCACATGAACCACGCCGAAACCACCGCCGCCCTCGAAGCCGCCGCATCCCGCGCCGAGAAGATCGCCGCTGAGATCACCGCCGGCCTCGCCCAGATGCAGGTCGCAATCGAGGCCGCCGGCCAGTCGACGCCCGAGATGGACGCCGCCATGACCAGGCTGCAGAACGCCCTGCAGGTCGCCGACGATCTCAACCCGGATGCCCCGCCGCCGGCTCCGCCGGTGGCCTGACCGTCGTCGCGTTGCCGAACCCGCAACGACGCCGAACGTGAACGCGTGCCGCGGCGGGCAAACCGCGGCGACTCCTCATCGTCGCGGCAGACGAAATCACGGGGGCCGCTACACCACGCCCGAGCGGTGCGAGCCGTAGTGTGATCGGGCTACACGTCCGCCGGCGGATGCCGGCACCTTGTCGCGGCGAGATGCCGTCGACGGGAGAAAAAGCCCATGGCAACACGCGCAGCAAAGGCGCCGGCACGCAAGCCGGCGGCGAAGAAGACCGGGCGGCCGTCGAAGTTCGATGGCCGCCTGCTCGGACTCACCAACTCCGAGATGGCCAAGGTGCTCGGCGTGGCCACCAGCACCTTCGCGCTGTGGATACGCGATCAGCAGACGTTGCGCGATGCGATCGCACGCGGCCGCGATGCCGCAGACGGCAAGGTTGCACGGGGCCTGTACGAGCGCGCCTGCGGCTACAGCCACCCGGAGGTGGTCATCACCAGCTACCAGGGCGACATCCAGAAGACGCGAGTTACTCGCCACTATCCGCCAGACACCCAGGCGGCGAGCATCTGGCTGCGCAACCGGCAGCCGCAGCGCTGGAGGCGCGACCCGGATCCGGCCGACGGCACCGACGACGCGCCGCCGCCGACCAAGGTCGTGATCGAGGTGAAGGACGCCCGCCGGCGACCGGAAGATGCCGGCCCTCAATCGCCCACAGGCTGAGTTCCTCGCGCTGCCGGAGAAGTACCGCGCCTTCGTCGGCGGGTTCGGCAGCGGCAAGACGTGGGTCGGCTCGGCCGAGTTGTGCCGCCGCGCGTGGGAGACGCCGCGCATCCCGAGCGGCTACTTCGGGCCGACATACCCGGCGATCCGCGACATCTTCTACCCGACGATCGAGGAGGTCGCGCACGACTGGGGCCTGCGGGCCCGGGTGAACAGTTCGCACAAGGAGGTTCACTTCTACAGCGGCCGCGCCTACCGCTCGACGGTGATCTGCCGCTCGATGGAGAAGCCTAACGAAATAGTCGGGTTCAAGATCGGGCACGCGATGATCGACGAGATCGACGTGCTGCCGAAGGAGAAGGCGACCCTTGCCTGGCGCAAGATCATCGCTCGGCTGCGGCACCCGGCCAAGGGCGGAGTGACGCCGCGCAACGGCGCCGACATCACGACGACGCCGGAGGGCTTCCGGTTCGCCTACCAGACGTTCGTCAAGGACGTGCGCGACAAACCAGCGCGCCGCGATCTGTACGCGATGGTGCAGGCCTCGACTTACGAGAACGAGACGAACCTGCCCGAGGGCTACATCGACGGACTGCGGGCCAGCTACCCGCCGCAGCTGATCGACGCATACCTCGATGGCCGGTTCGTCAACCTGACCAGCGGCGCCGTCTACCCGGATTTCGACCGGCGCCTGAATCACTGCGACACCCGCCTAGAGCCGAACGAGCCGCTGCACGTCGGCATGGACTTCAACGTGTTGAACATGACGGCGGTGCTGACGGTGACGCGCCAGGACGCGCCGCACGTGGTCGGCGAGGTCACCGGTGTTCGCGACACGCCCACGATGTCCCGCATGCTCGTCGAGCGGTACGGCAAGACGCCGGACGGCGCGAAGCGCCAGATCGTCGTCTACCCGGACGCCAGCGGGCAGAACACGAGCACGAAGAACGCCGCCGAGTCGGACCTGTCGATCTTGAAGGCTGCAGGCCTGCTGGTGCGCGTGAATCACGCAAATCCGGCAGTGCGAGATCGCGTGAACGCGGTCAACGCGCTGATTCTGAACGACAAGGGCGAGCGCAGGCTGAAGGTCAACACGCACGCGGCCCCGGTGACCACCGAGGCGCTCGAGCAGCAGGCCTACGACAAGAACGGCGAGCCGGACAAGACGAGCGGGCACGACCACCCGAACGACGCACTTGGCTACCGCCTGGTGATGGACTGGCCGATCGTGCGCCGCCTGGCAGTCGTCAAGCAGCTTCGCGTCTGAACTTTCCACCCTCAGCCTATGGCCACACCATCTACCCTGTCAGCAGCCGCCGTGATGATGCGGCCCGCCCGCACTGGCGTAGTCGTGTGCGACTCGACCGGGCGCGGTGGTCTCGGTCAGGAGGTGGCCCGTGATCGATAAGAACGACGACCCGTCCGCCGTCAGCTCCGAAGCGGCGTTCATGGCCGACGAGCGTGCGCTGGTGGCCGACCTGATGGGCGGCACTGGCGCGATGCGCCGCGCGGCAAAGCGTCACCTGCCGAAGCACCCTGCCGAGTCCGACGACTGCTACGCGTACCGGCTGTCGGTATCGACGCTGTACAACGGCCTGCGCCGGACGGTCGAGACCATGGCCGGCAAGCCGTTCTCGGAACCGATCGAGATGGCCGATACCGTGCCCCCGACGATCGTTGAATGGTGCAACGACATTGACTTGCAGGGCCGCGACCTGCACACCTTCGCGCACAGTGTCTTCACGGCGGCGCTGGCCGACGGCCTCAGTCACATCCTGGTGGAGTACCCGCCGACGGTGCCAGGCGCCACGCTGGCCGACAAGCAGGCCACGGGCGCACGGCCGTACTTCCTGCACCTGCGGCACGGCCAGATCCTGGGCTGGCGCAGCGAGCGCATCGCGGGCGCCGACACGCTGACACAGCTGCGCTTCATGGAGCAGGTCACCGAGCCAGCAGGAGAATTCGGCACCGCCCGCATCGCGCAGGTACGGGTGCTCGAGCCCAGACTCTGGCGGACGTACCGGACCAACGAAAAGGGCGAGTGGGTCAAGCACGACGAAGGGGTAGTTACGCTCGGCGCGATCCCGCTTGCCACGGCCTACGCCGGGCGCGAGTGCTACATGCAGGCTCGTCCGCCGTTGCTGGACCTGGCCTACCTCAACGTCGAGCACTGGCAGTCCAGCAGCGACCAGTCCAACATCCTGCACGTCGCGCGGGTGCCGATCCTGTTCGCGTCCGGGTTCGATGACGGCAACCTGAAGATCGGCGCCGCATCTGCGGTCAGCAACGACAACCCAAATGCCAAGCTCGCCTATGTCGAGCACAGTGGCGCAGCCATCGCCGCCGGCCGCGACTCGCTGAAGGACATCGAGGAGCGCATGTCGCTGATGGGCGCACAGCTGCTGGTGAAGAAGCCGGGCGCGCGCACAGCCACCGAGAAGGCTATCGACAGCGCGGACGCCGACAGCGCTCTGGCGCTGATGGCGCGCACCCTGGAGGACACGATCGACCAGGCGCTGCAGTACATGGCCGACTGGGAAGGCCTGGGTCCGGCAGGCGAGGTTGAGCTGATGGGCGAGATCGGCGGCCTCGACGACATGGAGATCGAGGCTCTGATGCGGGCGCGAGAACTCGGCATCCTGAGTTCCGAGAGCGTTTTCGGAGAGATGCAACGCCGCGGACTCGTCAGCGATGGCATCGACTGGGCGGGTGAAGCGGCCAGGCTGAAGGCCGAAGGCTCAGCGTTGGCCAGCGGCGCAGCCAAAGATGGCGCGGCCGGCGCGCCACGTGAAACATCCTCGGCACCGCCTCCGACGCCTCCGGCCCCTGACTTCCAACCACTGATCGACAGCATTTCCAGCCTGGTCCAGGCCATCGGCACACCGCAGCCAGCGCCGGTGATCAACAACACGATCAACGTGCCCGAGCAGCCGGCCCCGATCGTCAACTTCACCGCCGGTGACGTGAACGTGACCACCCCCGATGTCCATGTGGCCCCCGCGGCGATCACCGTGGAGGGAGCGCAGATCACCAACACGCCGCCGGCGGTCACCGTGGAAGGCTCGACGATCAACGTGCAGCCCGCGCCATACAGCACTACATGGTCTGGTTGACGTCGCCGTGCTGGCTCGTGGAGGCGGCCCGGTCGGTTCGGTGGCGCATGGCGCACGGCATCGGCACCTGCAAGCGCCGACGCCAAGCACACGCGATACCCTGGCCGCGCGCGAAGAAGCGCAGAGCGAGCTGGCCCGCATCGCCGGATCACCATCGCAAGTCGGGCGACAGAGAGCAGAAGGCCCTGCTGCGCGACGCGCTCTGCAACCGGCGGCCACAGACGCCGAAAGACCTCCGCTCGGATCAGGCGCAACAACGCGCCTGCCGACGGCCGAGAGACTGCCCGGCATCACTTCGCCGGCGAGCCAGGGCATCGAGCGAGGGGCTGGCGCCCTTGAGCACGAACAGGAAGACCAGGCCTCCGCCGACAAGGCCCGCAAGAACCGCAACCGGGCCGCGATCCTGATCGCGCTACTGATGTCGCAATGATCCCCGCCGGCCGCGTGCGCGATGCACGCTGGCCAGCACCCACCGCGCGAGACGCGCACACCAAGCACCATCGAGAGGATGGCCCACCATGGCACTGCCCTTCACCGTAGAGAAACTCGACACCCTCCCAGAAGCCCATCGCACGCTGTACACCAAGACCGAGGACGGGAAGTACCGCCTCGACCTAGACGGCTACGAGGACCCGACCAACCTGAAGTCCGCGCTCGACAAGGAGCGCAAGGCGGCGCGCGATGCGGTCGCCATGACCAAGGCCTGGAAGGAACTCGGAAAGACACCCGAAGAGATTTCGGACCTGCTGTCCGCGCACGCGAAAGCGGAGGCCGAGAAGCTGACCAAAGCCGGCGAGTGGGACAAGCTGCGCGGGCAGATGACCGAACAGCACACCGCGGAACTTGTCAAGAAGGACGAGGCGGTCAAATCGCTGCGTGGGCAGCTCGAGAAGCACTTGGTCGACGCTGCTGCCGTGGCCGCCCTGGCTGCGCAGAAGGGAAACGCCGAGCTGCTCCTCCCGCACGTGAAGTCGCGGGTCAAGGTGATCGAGGAAAACGGGGAATTCTCCGTGCGCGTCGTCGACGTGTCCGGGAACCCACGGGTGAACGCGAAGGGCGAATACCTCTCGATGGCGGACCTGGTCGGCGAGATGCGCCAGTCCGAAGTTTTCGCGAGTGCATTCCTCGCGCCAGGCGCCTCCGGCGGCGGCGCGCGCCAGTCGAACACGGCCGGCGGTCCCAGTCTGAAAGGAAAGGTCGACGGTACACCCGAAGAACGCGTCGCGTACTTCGCATCCAAGTACCCCGACCTGAAAACGTAACTCACACAGCCCGCACAGGGCGAAGGATTGAAAAATGGCACTCTCTGACATGGCGGTTTTCAACGCACACGTGCGTGAAGCCACGATCGAGACCGTCGCGCAGATGGTCGCCAAGTTCAACGAGGCCTCGGCTGGCGCAATCCAGCTGAGCACCGAGGGCTTCGGCGGCGACTACCTGCTCAAGTCGATGTTCTCGTCCCTCCACTCGGCACAGCGCCGCGTCGATCGGTACGCGACCAACACGAGCGCAGCGGAGACCACGCTGGCCCAGCTCCAGCACAACACGGTGAAGATCGCCGGCGGGTTCGGGCCCATCGCATGGGAGCCTGCGCAGTTGGCGTGGGTCCAGGACAATCCGGCGGTCGCGATCGAGCTCATCTCGCGCAACATGTCCGAGGCGATCCTGAAGGACATGCTCAACACCGGCATCGCGGCGGCCATTGCTGCGATCGAGAACGTCGGCTCGACCGTCGTCTACGACACGGGCACGGCGATCGACGTCACTTACACCCACATCAACCGGGCCCACGCGAAGTTCGGCGACATGAGCCAGCTGCTGGTGTGCGACATCATGGACGGCCAGACCTACCATGACCTGATCGAGGCCAACCTGACGAACACGCCCCAGTTGTTCCAGGCCGGGAACGTGACCATCGTGCAGATCCTCAACAAGCGCGTGATCGTCACCGACGCGCCGGCGCTGCGTGAGTCGCCGACCACGACCGGCAACGACATCAAGGTGCTGTCGCTGGTGCAGGGCGGCATCGTTGTGCACGATGCGGGCGATCTGCTCACCAACATCGAGACCAGCAACGGGTCGCAACGCATCAAGACGACGATGCAGGCCGACTACACGTTCGGCCTCGGGCTGAAGGGCTACGCCTGGGATGTCACCAACGGCGGCAAGTCGCCGACCGACGCCGACCTGACCACGGGCAGCAACTGGGACAAGATCGCGACCTCGGTGAAGCACACCGCCGGCGTGGTCTGCCTGTCGCAGACGAACTGATCGGGGTTCTCCTTGATGGCGGCTTCGGCCGCCGTCTTTTCGATGCCTCCGTCCACGGCGGCATCGACAAGATGAAGCACACGCTGCCGATCAAGTCCGTGCGAGGACGAATCCGGAACTACATCGAGCGGCACGCGGACAAGCTCGGCGACGACGTGCTCGAGGTGGGCTCGCGCATGACGCACGCGGGCGCCTGGTGGATCGTCAACCGCGACCTGGCGGCCGGGCAGTGGATCGGCATCGACATGCAACCAGGCCACGGCGTCGACATCGTGGCCGACATCCACGACCTGCCGGCCGAATGGGAGGGGCGATTCTCTGCGGTGCTGTGCAGCGAGGTGCTCGAGCATGTTGCGCGGCCGTGGGTCGCGCTTCCGATGCTGTCGCGCGTGATTCGGCCGGACGGCTGGATCATCGTCACGACGCTGACCTCATTCCCGCTGCACGGCTTCCCGGACGACTTCTACCGCTACACGCGCAGCGGCCTGGAACTGCTGCTGAAAGATGCCGGCTTCGTCGATGTGCAGAGCGAGAACGCCGGCGAGTTCGTCGTGCGGCTGAACGACCACGGCGAGCCGGGCGAGACGCGCGGGCGGCTGCCGATGCACGTGTTCGCGATCGGCAGTAAGGCGTGACGAAAACGAATTGGCTCGACCGACGAATCGCGGCGCCAGGGCCTTACCTCGCGCTGTGCCTGTCGGAGGGCGAGTTCAACGAGGCACTGCGCTCTCTCAAGTCGAAGTCGTGGCCGACGTGGATCAAGAACACGCATTCGAACGCGACGACGCATCTTCTGACGAACGAAAACGGAGGGACGGTGGCCGTGGTCTGCATTCGAGACTGGGAAGGCCGCAACCCGATCGAAGTAGCCGGCCTTTTGGTTCATGAGGCGGTCCATGTCTGGCAGGACTATTGCGCCGGCATCGGCGAGCACAGCCCAGGCGTCGAGCAGGAGGCCTACGCGGTGCAGGCAATCTCGCAGGAACTCATGGCCGAGTTCGCGCGCCGTCAGTGCTGACGCTGCTGACCCCTACTGGCACGCGGCCGGAAGCCTGGGCGCTGTGCGAGCGCTGGATGGCGAGGCAGACGTACACCGGCCCGGTGCGCTGGATCGTCGTCGACGACGGGATCGAGCCGCAGCCGGTGACGTTTGCTCGCCATGGCTGGGAACTGATCGTCATCCGGCCGGCGCAGAAATGGCGCGTAGGCGACAACTCGCAGGCGCGAAACCTACTTGAAGGGCTGACGCTCATCCGACCCGACGAGCGCGTGGCAATTTGTGAAGATGATGATTGGTATGCCCCCGGCTGGCTCGAGCGCATCGACCGCGAACTCGACAGTTTCGACCTCGTCGGCCAGGGCTGGAATCGCTACTACCACGTGCGGACCGGCGCGATCCGCGAGCACGACAACGACAAGCACGCGAGCCTGTGCGCGTCGGCATTCAAGGGCAAGGCGCTGCAGGTCTTCCGCACGCAGTGCGAGCGAGCGCCTCGCCTGATCGACGCCGTGATGTGGAAGCACAGCCCGCGCCGGCACGTGTTCAAAGCGCGCCTGGTGGTCGGAATGAAGGGCCTGCCGGGCAGGGCCGGCATCGCGGGCGGGCACAAAGACTTGACGGGCGAGCCCTTCGACTTGCGGGAGTGGATTGGTGACGACGCCCTTGCGTATGCGCAGTTTCGGTGAGCTGGTGATGCGCCACCGCGGCGCGCGCATCTGCGTCATGGGAGGGGGCCCGACGCTCGCGCCGGATGTCGAACAGGTCTCGGCCGACGTGTGGATCAGCACCAACGAGCACGGCGCGAAGCTGCGGCCCGTCGACTACGTGGTGGCGATGGACAACCTGCACACGAAGCTGCAGGTGAGCATGCAAAAGCACATCCGGCCGCACACCGACGCGCCGATCATCGGGCCGTGGCACTGGAACGACTGGCAACTCACGAAATGGCCGGGACTGCCGAACATGCCGCTGTCCGGCGTGATTGCATCCTGGCTCGCGTTTCTTCTTGGCGGGCATCCCGTGATCC